TCCGCAAACCTAACGGAACTAAGAGTGGCCTCATGGCCTGGAGTTCACATGACCGTATTAGAAAATACGACCAAAAGGCGTGCCTTAAAACAGGTCCTAAGAAACTACTCAGGATCGGTCAGCACAACTACTTCTTACCTCTCTTGGCAAAGTGTTAAAGAGGGGGAGCAAGTCCCTGGTTATAAAAAGAAGATAGCTGCATTATCATCAGCTACCTCCTATTATTTTCGCAAAAATACGGAGGTTGACCTTGGATACTTCAAAGCTAATTTGGCTTGGAAGTACTACGGCACCGAGGTATATGAGGATCTCTATGACGAGATCGGGCTTAATCAATTGCCCTCTCAGATGCCTGTGGACACATCTAAGGCTTACAACACTGCCTTAGGCAATTTCCTTGTGAACGCTAACGAGGTTGTATCCCCGTTTAAGGGTATGACCTTTCTTGGCGAACTCAAGGGAACCCTAGAAATGTTGCGGAGACCAGCCTCTGCCCTACGTAACGGTTTCAGCGCATACTTAAAACGCGCCCGTCGCATTAGGGATGGGGTCGGCCCTCCACCAATCAGGGACCCTCGCAGGGTCGCTGCGTGGCGCCGTAAGGCGAAGATGGCTAACAAGGTATTAGCCAACTCTTGGCTTGAGTACTGCTACGGTTGGCGTCCCCTTCTAGGCGACATAGAGTCGGCGTGTAACGCCTATTCTACTTTTGCTTCGAAGGTCGACACACTCCGCGTGTACGGTAAGGGTGAAGATCGAACTTCCGGTCAAGCCTCTACCATCGACATGTTCTACCCGAACTACTTTAAAAGTACACTGTCTACTATTCGTTATAGTAAACTGAAAAGTGTCTTTAAAGGCGTAGTCAGGAATGACTATCGGGGGATCGAGACTACCGCTTCGGAAGAAGTTATCCGATTAAGCGGTTTCCGATTGGAGGAATTTATACCAACCGTCTGGGAGTTAGTCCCATACTCATTCGTTGTCGATTACTTTACAAATATCGGCACGATCCTAAATGGAATGCACGCCTTAGCGATGAATTTCGCCTGGCTTAGCCATTCCACGAAGGCCGAGAATATCTGCGAATCCAATCAACGATTGGATGAGGCTTATGTTGCGAAGGTATTGAAAACTTCGCTCATAGGCGTTTCACAAAGCTCGCGTCCTAGTAGGGTTACTACTACCTTCTATACGCGTAGTGCACCTGTCCTTGGTCTGCCTTCCCTTCAACTGGAGCTTCCACGCTCTAATTGGAGTTGGGCGAACCTTGCGGCTCTGCTTGCGTCTAAATGGCGCTAGTCCTTTAACATTTACGGAGTAACTCCGATGTCCTTTTCACCTTCGTCGCCGATTACCGGCGCTGCCATTAGCGGGTTAACGAGCCCGACCTTCACCATCGTGGCTGATACTCCGCCCTCCGCAGTCAGCAAGCAATACGCTGTCTCCGGATTAGGCGGTACTCAACCAGGAGTGACGGCGCACTCGCTTAGTTCACCCTTTACCCAGACTATGTTTCGTCCTTCGAGCTTCAAAGTTCTGGGTCAGCCGAATCCATCCGGCATTATCAGATCTTTCCCGAATAACACCTTCACGGTGCTAACTCGGAAGGGCGTGTCTGTCTTGGCTTCCCAGCCAGTCCAGACCATGCTCATTAAGACGGATCTGCGTATCCCGTCGGGCGCTGATACTTACGACCTTATCAATATCAAGGCCGCTATCTCCGCCCATATCGGCTTACTCTGGCAAATCGCTCAGGGTTTGACCGACACAGTTACTACGGGTACGATGTAATGTCTCGTCACGACTTTTCCAATTACGGTCGAGACGATAACGGTGAATCTGAAGCTAGACGTCCTCCTTTTCGAGGTGTAGCATGGCTAATATGTCTGCTCTTTGGGATCATGTCCTTGATGACCTTAGTGAGCATTTCTGCGGCGGTTTACACGGTTGGGAAATCAATAGACAAGATTTCTCAGTCCGTGAGCCTGTGGGATGTTCAGTTCAACAGTTTGCAGCAGCCTCCTTATTACGATCAATCGTCAAGAAGTTTAAAGACGAAATAGATCAGGCCTCGGCCGATGAAGCTGCGTTTGACAAGTTTCTTGAAGCAAATGAACGCTGCAAGAACTTCAAACCTTCTGCAGACTTACTTGGACCATACGATGAGATAGCGTTAGGAGAGTTCCGTCAGGCGGTATATGACTTTTTTACGCCTGAAGGCTTCTCCTTGCTGGATGTTGGAAACATCCTCGCTTACCCAGACTTTGGTCCAGGTAGTGCCCCGAATACGAGAGCAACCAGTTTTTTGGATAAAGCTGGTCATTCTGAACTCTCAGCGGGGAGTGAGTTTATCCGAGATCTCTATGATCTATGGATCCGGGAGAACCCCCTTAGGCTAGACGCTGAATTGTGTCGAAGTCTTAAGTGTGGTACACCTCCTGTCGTCAAGGCAACGAAAATTACTCCAGTCCCTAAAACCGCTAAAATCTCGCGGTTGGTGAAACCGGAGCCTCCTCTGAGTATGTTCTTTCAGAAGAGCGTGCAGAAGATTTTGGAGGATCGCTTATTGAGCTACTTTGGAATTGATCTTGCTGTTCAGCCTAGCTTGAATGCGAGGCTGGCACAGATTGGATCATTCACTGGTAGCTACGCGACTATTGACCTCTCGTCTGCATCGGATTGCCTATCAGTAAGGCTCTGTCAGGAAGTGATTCCTGCATCCTCCTATATGTGGTTGAACAAACTACGTACGGGCAAAGGCATCCTACCGGATGGGTCCGAAGTCGAGTTGCACATGATGGCAACCATGGGAAATGCTTTCTGTTTCCCGCTTCAGACCGCTTTATTCGCCTGTGTAGTGAAGGCTGCGTACCGCGCTTTAGGCGTGCCTTTTGAAAGCCGCTCAAGCCGGATCGCGTATGTCAAAGATGCTGACGGCGAAGCCGCAGCACTAGTTAGGACGACGAAAGACAAGAACTGGGGGGTCTTCGGTGACGATATCGTTGTCGCCGAAGAAGCTTTTGGTCTCGTTTCGCGTCTTCTTAGCTACCTAGGCTTTATCCTTAATACGGAAAAGACCTTTCATGGTAGACATGAGCCTTTTAGGGAATCCTGCGGCTCCGATTTTTTCTACGGAGTCAATGTAAGGGGTGTGTATTGCAAAACCCTCAGACACAAGCAGGAAGTCTACTCCCTTATCAACTCACTCACCGAGTGGTCTGCTACGCATGGTATCCCTCTTAAGGGAACCATACTTTGGCTGGCCACGAAGGTGCGCAGAATCGAGGTACCGCCTTGGGAAAACCCCGATGCCGGTATCCGTATGCCACTTTGTTGCGTAAAGACCGAGAACGTCTTCAGGGCTGTACGCCCCGACAGGCACGGTCGTCACTATCAGGGAAGTTACCTCTATAAGAGGTTCGTACCTGAATCAGATGACATTGACGTAACTGATGAGTGCAGCGAAGAGTGTAAATCTCTGTACTGGAACTCCAGTGCGGTGTTTCTTGCCGCTGTTAAGGGTTGTTTGACAGGAGGTAGAGTTAGTCTCAAGATGTACGAGACACCCTACAAACTTCGGATTGGTGTAGCTCCAAGTTGGGACTACACCGTTCCTGGAACAGGCCTTTATGAGGTCTGGTCGGCCTGGGAACAGGTCGTCAAAGGACTCTTTTAGGAGCATTTAAGCTCAGTAAAAGGAGTGAACCCTGGGATTGATTCCCTGACCTGGAGTGC